AGTACTCTGTAATACGTTGACCTTTCTCAGGCTTAACACCTAGTTGTCTTGCTAAGTCTGTAGCAGCAGCACCTAAACGCTGGATAGTACCACGATCTAGTCCACCAATAAGCCCATCAGGTAAGTCATCACTAAGGATGTCTACCTTAGCTTCCATACCTTCTTCAACTAGCTTAGGATCAATAGACGCTAACAATTTATCTTTAGTAAAGCGAATATACTTACGCCCTTCTTCAGTATCGTTAAGCTTCTTCAAGTCTTCTACAGCACGATTAGTTGTTTCAGACATACGCTTAGCTTTAACTGTGTTGCCTACTTCCAGTGTATCTACTAGACGCTCAGCACCTTTGTATTGCTGACGTGCAGGAACAGCATAAGCAGCGCCACCAATAGCTCCACCCAGCGCACCAGCTAGTGCAATTTTACCACCGCTAATCTCGTAGTCTTCATCAATAGTTTCTCCAGCTTCTTTCTTGATAAGCTCTGTGCCTAACTGTGAAGCTGCAGCAACACTACCTTCAAAAGCTACGTCTAACAGACCACGCTTAATAGAGTGTTTAGCTAATTGTTTAAGTGCTTGCTTACTACCTTCTTTAGCAGCTAATGTTGCAGCAGTACCTGCACCACCTGTAAGAGGCAATGCAGCAGCAGAGATATAAGTAGTGGGTGCTGTGCCTATACCAAAACCGTAGTCCCATATAGCTGCGCCACCACCATCTAGGATACCTTCACCTTTAGCATTATCAAAGGCATTCATTAGACGAGCATAAGACTGCTTCTCTTTTTCTGCTGTCTTGTCATCCTTGATATAGTAGAAGTCTTTAGACATACTAACTTCATTTGTATTCATGATACGGAAGTGTTCTAGTACTTCATATGTAATGTCATCAGCAGACATCTGCTTTAGCTCTTCGTCCTTCCAACCCTTACGTCTACTTTTAAGGAAGGTAACTGCATCATTAAGAAAGCCCTTGTTCCTTTTCAGGTCAGAGACTTTCTTGTTCTTCATATTCTCAGGGGTGTAATATGTATAAGGATCAGCCATTATTCTTCCTCATAAGAGACTAGCTTCTGGATCATATTAATAACTGTATTATTCACAGGTAAGTTATTCATCTCCAGATAATCTTTAATGACTTGTTTTCCATCCTCACCTTTCATTACAGACATATCAGGGAACTCATCTTTCATTGCAAAGAAAACACTTACTGCTGCATCAGCCGCTGTGTCTCTTTCTGTTGTTTCTTCTGTAACGTCACCTACATCAATCTGATCTGCTGCACCCTTAAAGTATTGCTTAGGGCTTAGGTAACCAAACGCTAAGCGGAAGTCGATAGGTCTTACAGGTAATCCTGCTTCACGTTTTGCATCGTCATCCATAGCTTCGTATTCTTCATACGTAACCTTTGACGCTGCATCTTGTGCTGTTTCTACGTAGTCTTTCTGTCTTTGAGCTACGGCAGCAGCATTACCTGATGCAATGTTTAACCCTGATTCATCTTCTTCGTCTTCATCAGGTGTGTTACCTAGAATAGTTGATACAACATCTTCTTCATCTACAACTACTTCAGGTTCTTCTGGTTCACTCAAGACTTCTTCTGTTTGTTCTTCAACAGTAGTTGTAACTGTGGGTGTAACTTCTTCTTCAGTAGTAGTGGTAGTTGTTTCTTCAGGTTTCTCTTCAGGTTTATTACCCGTTAAGATATAATCTATATAATCATCTGTAAGTCTACCATTCCTTTGAATAGACTCTAAGATAATCTCTGATGCTTTACCGTTTTCTACAGCAGCTAATAGGTTATCCATCTCAGCAGATGTATTAACCTCTGCAGACAAACGTAATAGTGCTTGATCACGTGTAAGCTGGCTATCTAAACCTTTTTGTGATAGAGCTAGTTCTAGATCAGCAATAGCTACACCACCTTTACGTAGCTTATTACCTAGTGCTGCTTCATCTTCTGCTCCTAGCCTTTCTAGTGCAGTAGCCATATCTGTAACATTAGCTAGATCATCAGTACCAGCAAAAGTACGGGTAAAGTTACGCTCAAATGTATTAGCTGTAGACATGTAGTCAGACTCTTTATAGTCTGTTACGTCAATGTCAAAACCTTTAACACGTTTAACACCAGGTAGCGGTTCATAACGCCCACCTGATGCAGCTTGATATGTTAATATGTCTTGTGCAGGGATACCCATGTAACTCATAGCAGCTAAGTGATCTTCAGCAGAACCAGTAGGGTCTAGCATAAGTATATCTTTTAATGCTTTACCCCAAGACATATTCTTGTGTGCTTCTGATTTATCGTCTGGCTTAGCATTAATATTACGTGCGTAACCTAAGTATATATTCTCAAGAGCTTGTTCTGCTGTCATACCTTCTGGTAGCTTTACACCTTGAGGTATATCTAAAGAGCCTAAGAACTGTGACTTATTTAGTTTAGAACCTTCTGGTAAACTAGCTTGGGTTTTCTGTATTGCACCATAGACTTCGCTGATGTCATAGTTTTGTGCAAGAGCAATAAACTCTGCGTCTGTTATACCAAACTCATTCTTCATTTCTTTTCTGATTAGATCAGCATTCTTAGCTTGAGCCATAGACTGTGCCATCTTAGGAGCAGACCTACGCACTGTATCCATCTGACTATCTACCAGTTCATTAAAACGCTCTTGTCGTTCTTTCATTCTATCTTGTAAGCTAGTACCAAAACCTTTTACAAAGCCAGCACCGAAAGCACCTCTAATAGCCATCTTACATTTGCTCCTTCGCCATCAAGCCTTGCGGTGCTTGTTCAGCTTCCATAGGCATTTCTTCTTGTTGTTGATCTTGTTCTTCTAGGTTCTGCTGTGCTTGCTGCATAATCTTATCACCTGCATCAGGAGTCTTTGTAGTAGCACCTGTTTGCATAGAAAGCTTAGCTGCTAGTTTACCTGCTCTCTTACGTTTAGCAATAGCATCCTTATCAGCATAATCATCCATAGTCATTTTATATTCTATGTTCATGGCTTCTGCTAGCGTCTTAAGCTGTGTCATAAGTAAAGGATTCAATAGAAGCTTAACATCTACAGTGTGCATACCTTTCATAACACCCATGCCTAACATAGTAGCAGACACAACAGAGATAGGGATACCTATGTCTATCATATCCATTACGTTATCAAGTACATCTTCATCTGCTAACTGCTCCATGTACATCTCAAATGCATCTAGTGGATCAGAATACTTAGAAGGTCTTTCCCAAGCAGCAGAGCCTGGTTCTCTTGTTAGAGACTGACCTGGTATTGGACCATCGAAAGGAGAGAATGTCATTTTGTTTATACCTTATTTAGTGAAACCTGCGCCGAAGTAGAGTCCTACAATGGCTGATACGATATGTGTGTCTAGTGGAGTGATTACAAAGCCTTGTGCCATCTTCCATTGTATGGCTTCTGCTGGACCAAAGAGCCAAGCCATAGGACCACCAGTAGCTTCAGTGTAACCTACATATACGCTGACATCAGGATACCATACAGCGACTAGCTTTGGCAAGACAATAATAGAGAATACAGCAGATAAAGCTATAAGCCTACGTGTCCAAGCAAAGTGTTTGTCATTCTTACCTGCATCACGTGCGTCAGCTACAGCACTACGATTAAACTCTGCACGTTGCATAAGCATCTCTTGCTGCAACTGGCGATTCTTCATGGACTGCCCCCAGATAGACATCACACCACCTAGCACGGTGGAGAATAGCATTGTGATTAACTCTAGGGGTAAGCCGAACATTACCAAGAACCTTGTGCGTTTTTACTGATAGACTCTCTGCCTTTGTTTTCATATTTAGTAGACGCACGACTTGTTTGTTCTGTGTGTAATAAGTTACCGTCTTTGTCGTAGTATTTAAATGCTGTATTGGTTCCAGTGTTATCTGCCTCAATCTTTACAATCTCTTTACCACCTGTAGCAGAGATAGTCTCGTTCCATGCATTAGCACGTGCTTTAGCAATACCTATAGAAGCACCACCACCTTTAACAGTAGAACCTGTAAGAATCTTACTGTATAGGTTTGTAGCATTTGGTTCTTCTTTAGCTAGTTCTGTATAGATAGCTTTTGCAGATTCACCTGTATACCAACCTGTACCTTTATTCCAGCCTATTTTTACAACAGCTTTCTTACTACCTTCACTCATTTTAGACCAGCTATCACCTGCTGCTTTTTCGGCTTGTTTTTTAAATTCTTCGATAACTCCTTTAGCAAATGCTTTGTCGCTATCAAAGTCACTACGTTTAACTGTTACACTACCTACTTTTTTGTAGGCATTTGATGTATCTAATTTTGTTTTATCGAAACCTACTACTTCAGCAGAACCTTGTGTAAAATCTTTACCGTCATACTTAAGACCATCAGGTACTACACCACCAGCTAGTGTAATGTTTTTATTATCTTGTCCTACGTGTGCTTCATCACCTTCTTGCTTATCACCAACAAAATCATCATAAACTAAATCCGTAACTGTCTTTGTTACCTCTTCAGTAGTAGTTGTTTCTTCCGTAGAAGGACTCATTAGTCCTTTCCCACTGGGGGCTGCACCTCCATCAGCGTCGATGGTAGTAGTATCAACAGGCTTAACGTCATCAGAAGTAGAATCAGTTTCTTCACGTAAGAGGAACTCCTTTAGTCTACTAGCTTCATCATCTTTTGGTTTAGCAGTATCTGCTTCTCTCTTTTTCATTAAGTCACGCAAAAACTCTTCTCTACTAGATGCTACTTCAAATGTATCACCCTCAAAAGAAGAACTACGTTCATTTACTTTTAGATCAGATAAACTTTTTAGGAAAGCTTCTTGATCCATCCTATTCATAGCACCTAATTCTTTTACAGTAATAGTCTCTTCCATTATATCATTTGCTAAGTCTAGCAATGGAGCATACTGTTCTAGTTCAGCTTCAGTCATAGGACGATCTTCTACTAACTTAAGACCACCGTAAGCAGGGTTAGGTAACTTTAGTTCATCATAAAGTGCATCAGATACAGTAGTTCTACGTAAGTAATCGCTTATCTCTTGTTCTTCAGAGATTCTTTGTTGCTCTTGCATTTCTTGAGCAAGCTCAGCAGACCTCTGTTTAGACCTATCAAACATACTACTAAAGAAGCCTGTGACCATACTCTCTTCGTCTTCAGGTTTCTTAGGCTTACTTAAAATACCTGTAGCTTCATCTTGTTCTTCTACAGGTTTTAATAACTCTTGTAGAGCTAGATAGTCTCTGTCTTGTTTTGTTTGCTTGAATAAGTTCATTTTATTTTTAACCTAATCCTAGTACTTTCTTTGCTGCCAATTCTACTACAGTTTCTACAATCTTACCTGCACCTTCACCTGCTGCCACATCTATATTAGCCTGTGTTTGCATTTCAGCTATGGCATATGCATTCGTTCTATCTTGTTCGCTTTCATATGCTCTAAATACATAATCTACTTTATCTCGTTCTTCCATTAAGATAGCATTATAAGCTGTTTCAGAGAGGCCGTTAGCTTCTTGTGCTGCAACACTGTTAGCTTCGTTTTGTGCAGCATTGTCTGTCGTAGTAATTGATTGTTCCCACACAGCATTACCTTGTGCAACTATCAGTTCGTTATTAGCAATAAACTCTTCACGATTGTTTTTCTGACCTGCTATGTATGTATTAACAGCATTTGCTTCACCAGCATTAGACATGTTTATAGAGTTTTCTTGAACAGTGTTATGCTTAGCAATTCCTGTATCTAAGTCTGCAAAGAACTGGTTAGTTTGATCTTCACTAGATGCATTAAATTGATTACCTGCATTCTTAGCTGCAGCATCAGAAGTATATACATCTGCTAAAGATTTTGACTTAAAGATGGTAGCTTCTTGTTCTCTATCAAGATTAGACATATCCATCTCAAGGAATGCATTAGCTCTTTGTACATTAGCTTTCTGTCTATTATCTAAGTTCTGTGTTTCAATCTGAGTCATAGCTGCAGCATCAGCTAGAACCTTAGCATTCTTTGCATCTAAGTTAGCTATATCTACAGACTGAGCAAGTCTAGCATTCTCCAGTGCTATTGTTTGTTCAGCAGTAAAGTTAATATTAGCAATGTCACTGATCTTAGCAGCGTTAGCTACACGTGTTTGAAACTCTTGGTCAAACTCTATACCAAGAAACTCTGCACGTTTCTCTGCAGCAAACATAGCAGCTTGTTGTCTGTTAGATAAGTTCTGCTCTTCAAACCTAGCACGTGTTGCAGCATCAGCCTGGGCAATAGGTAACGCTGATTCCATAGCAGCTTGAATCACTGCTTGTCCTGCCATACTAGAAGCACCTAGACCACGTGCAGCTAGTGCTGCTGTAGCTTGACGCATAGCACCTGCTGCCCAAGGTGGTGTCTCCCCTCCTTCAAACTGCTCTAGTAGTCCTGTAAGTTGCCCTTGTACAGTAGCATCTGTTGAAGGTACACCTGTAGCAGCCTCAAAGTTAGTCTCTTTCCTGACACGCTCCATGTCAACGGTAGCGCCTTCAATTAGTTCCCCTTCTACTAGTTCTCTCTTCTCAGGGGCTACAACCTGTACAGCAGCTTTGATCTGTGCAGCACTTAAGCCAAGCTGTGCTAGATCGTTAGGGTCCATACTAGCGGCTTCAGCTAAAGCTTCTGCACTAGGCTTACCTGTTGCAGCAGTAACTTTATCTACTACAGTCTTAACTTCGTTAGCTGCTTCTTCAACAGTCATACCTGCAGCAGTAAATCTTTCAGGTAGTTGAACCTTATCAGCTAAATCAGCAAGAGTTAAATCTATTTCAGCTACTTCTTCAGGAGGTAATCCTGTACCGTCAGCAACCTTACCAGCCTCTCTTTGTTCATCTGTAACAGTTACTACATCAGCTTTAGTCACCATTTCTTCTGGTGTAGTTATTGCTTTTTCTTTAACTTCTGTAGCGCTGGGTAGACCTGCTGTCTTAAGAGCATCTTCTGCTCCACTTAGCTGAGCTTTAGCTTGTGTAACTATAGTCTGCTGTTTAGCTATAGCATCCTCTAAATCTTTTCTTTGTTGTACTAAATTAGGATCATCTTCATCCACTGCCATATTAGCTAATTGATTGGTTAGCTCTTGAAGTGTTTGATTCTGAGATACTACATTCTCTTGTGCTTGATCCAAAGATGTACGATATTGTTCAGCAGGATCAGGTTCTATAGGGAGCGTTTTATAAGCGTAATCTTGTCCATACTGCTCTTGCATCTTAGCGTTTTGCTCTTCTTGAGCTTTAATTGCAGCTTGAATCTCTGGACTATTAGCTGTAGCTTCTTGCATAATAGCATCTAACTGCCCTGCTTGTTCTTGAGTAGGTTGACCAGTAATACCAAGCTGTTTGAACGCATCTTGTTTTATTTGTTCTTGTGCTTTATTAGCAGCAGTCATAACATCTGAACTATTAAAGTCTGCTATGTCTTGCTGATATGGAAGGGGTTGGGTCTGCGCTGGGGGTAGGCCAGCACCTCCAAAGCCTGTACCTTGAGTAGGGTTCATACTAGGCTGTGAAGCATTCTCAGGTAAGTTTGTCATAGCAGCATTAGCAGCTTTTTCTTGCTCTGTCATACCACCTGCTTGCATAGCCATCTGTGGCCCACCTTCTACACGTGCCTTAGCTAGCTGAGTGTACTTACCCATCATGGATGCCGCTTTAGGGCTGGACATCATGAACTTGTTAATATCATCTTGTTGCGCTGGGCCAGTATAACCCATCTTAGATAATAGTGTTTGTTGTTGCTGTGGTGTGAAACCACCAAAACGTTTAGCCATAATGTTTTACCTTGTTATTTACTCAATGTCATCCACACTGCACCAGCTATAAATGTCAGTACGGCGACAGTGACTAATTTTGTTACAGTTGACCAGATAGATTTACGTGTGTCTCTCCAAGCCTCTAACAAGCTACGCATCTCAGTTATATCTTTGTGTGCGTCATCGTCTAGTAGGCCAATAGAACGTAGTGCCTCTTTAGCTCCACGTCTTGCTGCTCTGTCCAGCATATCTTCTAGCTCATCATGTGTAAGTTTTATCTCTGTCATGTTACTACTATGCTGGTTTAATTGCTAGGCTATAAGCTATACCATAAAATTTTTGTGAAGGTGTGTAATACAAAGTAACTGATCCCCAGCCATTAGGAGTAAAGCTTCCTGCAGTGGTCTGTTGTTTATATGCTGCTTGTGAAAAAAGCCTAGTCTGTTCATACCCTGGATCGCCATAACTTATTGCTGATCCACTGCCTTCATTAGTTGCAGCTTCCATATTTGAAGGAGCATCTAAAAAAGTAGTGAGTGTAGAAGGTGAAACAAAAGGTGAATTATTTCCTACAGATTGAAATAAGTAACCTGAGAATATAATAGAGTTATCAGTGCTTGTAGTCACAGAAGGACTTGTTACACTGTAAGTTCCGTTACTTGTTTTAGCATAATAGTTTGTAGAAATAGACACATCAAAAGGACTTGAAGTGTCTGCATATCTAACACTATAGTAATGCCAGTGAAATGATGTATTATTTCCGTACTGGTCATTTGGAGTGTTTACATTCAATGTAAGATCACTCCCATTATACACCGCCCAAAGAATAGCTATTCCTCCAGAGGCATATACAGATGTAAAATCTGTAGAAGTTACAGATGTACCACTAAGACCACAGGCAGCAAAAATAATTACATCCCCTAAACCTATAGTACCTTCAGGATAAAAACCTGTCTCTGCATCTATAGTAATATCATACCCATTACCATTTGAAAGGGAGGTAATATCCAGTAAACCTTCGTCTAATGGGTCACCAGCCACTCCACCATTAAAAGAAAAAACTTGAGGGCTTACACCTGCACTTGAACCTTTAGTTGCTGCAAACATTAGAAATTAGTCCCAAATGGTACGGCATATGTATTAGTACCATCTTGCATAAATGTGAATATATCAAAAGCACCACCTGAAGATGTTGCTGTAGGTTGTGAGCCACCTGCCCATTTAATAGTACCACCACCACTGAACGCCAAAGTATGTGCACCACCGTAAGCTACAATAACAATGAAAGACTTACCTGCTACAGATGAAGGTAATGTAATTGTAGCATTAGCTGTAGTAGTAAATTTGTGTAGTGTACCATTAGATAGATCAACAGTGTAAGTTGCACCCGATGATGTATTAAGTGTCTCTACATAGTTTGTTACAGTAGGGTTTGTAAGTGCTGCAGTGTTAATAGTTGGCGATGTAAGAGTTTTGTTTGTTAAAGTTACAGTGTTTGTAAGTGTAGCAAAATCATCATCACTTAACGCCGTATTAAACTCTGCAGTTGTACCAGACAAAGTATTATCTGTAAGGTCAATACTCTTGTTTGTAAGAGTCTCTGTACCTGCTAGTGTTGCAAAACTACCATCACTTAGTGCAGTGTTAAACTCAGCCGTTGTGCCTGTTACAGTAGCTTCACTCAAGTTTACAGTGAGTGTGTTACTTCCACTGTTTATTGTTTTATTAGTCAGTGTATCTGTAGTAGCTCTGCCTACAAGTGTATCAGTAGATGTAGGAAGTGTAAGTGTACCAGTATTAACAATAGAAGATATTGTAGGTGTTGTAATAGTTGGCGATGTAAGAGTTTTGTTTGTTAGTGTTACAGTATTTGTAAGTGTTGCAAAGTCGTCATCACTGAGTGCTGTATTAAATTCTGCTGTAGTACCTGTTACTGTTGCTTCACTTAGATCAACTGTAAGTGTGTTGCTTGCACTGTTAACGGTTTTGTTTGTTAAAGTTACAGTGTTTGTAAGTGTAGCAAAGTCATCGTCACTTAACGCAGTGTTGAACTCAGCAGTTGTACCTGTAAGTGTAACGTTAGTTAAGTTAACGTTAGCATCTTGAATAGCCCCCGATAAGTACAAGTCTTTAAACTTTAGGCTAGAGCTACCTACATCTACAGTGTTAGTAGTAGCAGGTGTTACGGAGGTAGTAGCAATTACAACATCTTGGCTTGGCCCTAGCTTAGTAATAGGTGCACCATTAGCTGCTGTACCATCATGTGTGTGACCACTCGCAGCATTAAAAGCTGTCTCAATAGCGTTGAACTCTGTATCTAGATCATCAGCGTCAATAACACTACCGTTACTGATATTGTCAGATACGTCCTGTCTAGTATAACCTGCCATATTTATCTTCTTTCATTTGTAGCGTATTCAATTACCGCTGTATCTAGTGTGAAACTTGAACCAGTAGAATCATCATCAATACGAATAGCTACTGTTTTCCCTGACCCAATAAGATTGTTTGCATACTCTTTTTCAAACTCTTGTCCATATGTAGCGGTTCCATAAACGGCATCGCTGTTTCCATATATAAAGGCTTGAGTACCTTGTGCATCTACAGTAATAGGGTTAGGCTGTATTACTGCTGGTGCTAATTGATCTAGCTTAATGCTAGTAGTAAAACCAAAGTTACCTGTAGGTTCTAAGTACAAGACTAACTTATGAAATGTTTTCCTAACCTGTGGGTCTTGTAATGGTAAGAACGGAGATTGAAATATAGCCTCAATGCTTTCACTATCTCTAGCTGTACCACTTTCCATAGTGTAAATATAACCTGAATCATTACCAAATACAATTAATTCTTGGCTACCTACAAACTTGGAATCGACTACGTTAACTTTAAAACCCTTCAAGGTAGACCAGTTAAACCCAGCGCCACCTTGATCAATAAACTTAGTACCTAATACCCCTTTAGCTACTGCTTCATCTTCTGTAGAGGAATAACCAAATAGGCGATATTGTCCCTTCTCTCGTATAACCATACTAGAAAACGTAGTAGCTTGAGTAAGTAAACTATCAGCTTGTCTTTTAATAGCTTTAGATGCTACGTCAAGTCCAAAGTCACCAAGTCTATCTGTAGCACTTAATGTACGAACACCATCAGATGCTAGGAATGCTACGTCACCACCAATCTCTTGGATAGTATCTTCGTATAAACAACCTAAGTCTAATGTTACAGGATTAAGACCAAAGTCAGCTAGTGTGTTACCTGTTAGTATCTGTATACGTTCTTTACTAAAGATAACAAGCTGTTCACGAAAGCCAATCAAGCCTGTTATATCAGACCCAACATTTATAGAACCTGCACCATTAGCAGCAGAAAAGTCTTGATCTGTGTAAGGCGCAGTAAATATTAACTCAGAACCAACAGCAAAGAATAGAGTGTTCTTGTAGTTAGCTACGTGTCTAGCTGCTTGTGCTTCTGTACCAAACGTTAATGTACCTGCTGTTACATCATAGTATGCTGGATAGTTGATACCATCTACGAATACAAGATTGTTAGTGCCATCAAAGTTATACCAGGTATGTCTTACTTTAGATGTTGTAGTATCTGCTGCAGTACCCTTAAGAGTCCAAGCCCCACCTGTACCTAGATAGTATTTCTTATTACGAACAGCCATTACAATGTTAGCTGTTTGGTAAGGCATAATAGCTACACCTTCTATGTCACCAGTACCTGTTACTTCAGTAGTACTAAACTTCTGATAGCCTGAAACTTTCTTGTAGCCACCCTGTAGGGACGGTTCAAAGTTCTGCAATATAGTAGCTGAACCAATAGCGTTTATGCCTTGTTGTAAAGGACTGAGGTTTGATACAAGCCCACCTCTAAACTCTACAGGAAAAGTATTCCATTGTGTAGGCATATTACATTACTCTATAGTTTGTTACATTATTATATGTATTGTTTATCACTGTCGATCTGATGTAGTCATTAGAGTTGATATATAGAGTACGCATAAACTTTATACCTTCTCTAAAGCGAGAATCACTAATAGAACCTTGTTGTGCATCACCTCTAAAGTTATAAGCATAATGCATAGCACCATCTACTATGATATGTCTAAACTCTTGAGGTACAGTTGGTACGTCACTATGTAGTTCTAAATCAACAGGGTTTCTGTAATACTCATAGATTAGTTCATACGCTTTGTCTGGGGGAACAACAACAATAAACTCTTGGCTAGGTGCTCTAGATACCATAGAAGGAGTAGAACGAATATTAGTATTAGAGTTATACTCATAATCAACGTATTTGTCAAGATATTCTTTGTAATCAAGCTTCTTTAATTTAACAGTTTCTACATTTAAATCACTATCACGCTTGATACGGAAGCTATCCATATCTATTACTTTCACATCATAAGGATAACCATAACGAGAAACACCAGGAGTTAGAACTTCTTCTGCTTGAACATGATTCCAAGGCCAGTTAAACTCTTCGTGATTGATATGTCTAATAGCTGCATTTACAGCATCTTTAATCTGACCATACTGACCTGTAGCACTAGCAAAGTTAGAGGATGTAAGCTCTACTTCATTAAGCCTACGATTAACTTCATTGACAAGTTCAAGATAATTGTAAGCCATTAGTTTTCCTTCACTCTAAGTCTGATTACACGTTCTGATACAAGACCATCACTGTCTGTCATCTGGCAGTATATTTTATATTGTACATTATTTGTGCCTGTACTTAAACGAATAGTTGCAACAGTATTAGTGTTAGTGATTCCTGCATACTTTGTAATTAATCCATTAATAGTTGTGTCAGCTACATTAGACACAGAAGTTTTTACATCGTCTGCATCATCAACATACCAAGCAACACTAGAAATAGTTGCATCACCAAGAAACCTAGACCAATCTACACTGTAGTCTAGCACTTCATCAGGGTCTTTGTTAGGCCATTTATACGACATATTTTATTCCTATGCTGCTTTATATAGTCTGTTAGTTTGTTTATATTCAATCCAGACTGTTCTATTGTCTTGCTCTACATAAACTGTTCTGTTTACTGACGGTGTTTTTCTACCTATAAATACTACACGATCTCTGCTGTAGTTATCTGCATATACAACGTAATCTTCTACAGTACCTAGTGCACCTGTGCCTATCACTGCAGTAGTATCTACATTAGCATCACCTTTTACTGTGACATCTGCTATAACACCTGTAGCAGATACTGCTGTTGGTACTATGTCTATGCCAACTCTAAGTGTTACAGTGCCTAATGCACCTGTACCTGTGACACTTGTGGGTACAACAGAAATAACTGGTACTGTGTTTGTGTCTACTACACCACTTGCTGTTACTTCAGTTGCTGCTGCGTTAGCATCTAGCTTTATAACAATATCAGTGTCTATAACACCTGTAGCTGTGACTGCTGTCGGTACTACGTTAGCATCTGCTGTAGTTGTAGTGTTAGTAGAAAGAACACCAGTAGCCGTAACTGCAGTTAGTGTAGCTGTAGCATCTGCTTCAATAACTACGTTGTCAGGGTCTTCGTCTAGCTCTTCTACTACACCTGTAGCTGTTACACTTGAGAGTACTACAGATGTTTCAGTAGTTATTGTACCAAGAGCACCTGTGGCTGTTACTGCTGTTGGCGTTATAACTGCTTCAGCAGTAACTGTAGTAGTTGTAGCAACTTCTCCTGTAGCAGATACACCTGTAACAAAAACAATGTTTGCTATGCTTGGAGTGCCTATTGCACCACTTGCAGTTACACTTGTAGCTGTTACATTAGCAGTACCTTCAACTGTAGTAGTTGTAGCTACAACACCTGTGGCTGTTACACTAGTTAAGACTACATTAGCATCTGCTGAACCTGCGTCTGCTAACGGTGCTGATGCTAAAGGTGTAAAGCCAAGCATTTAATTATCCCTTACGGTTTCGTAGGCCAATCATCATTGGTTAAATTAGGCCAGTTATCGTGCGTAGTAATATCTCTTAAAGCCTGACGATAAGCAGTTTGTTCTGTTGACATAGTTAGATCAGAAGAAGCCCACCAATCTGTTTCAGAAAGAAGACCATCACGTAAAAGTCTTAGGTTATTTGCTTTCATCTCATTAAGATCAATAGCAGCTTCTTCTGAATTTTGTATTTCTAATTCTTCTTCTGTAAGTTGAACCTTATTTCCATTAAAAATTTTAAACATATTATTCAGCCTTTATACCATATATTGAAATATAACCTGCTTCCGTAGATTTAAAGGTTCCTTTTATTCTTATTGCATCACATTGTCCCATTGTAACGGCTGCGCCTGATTGATAAGTTGTTCCATAGCTAGGACTATAGTTACCACCGTGCCACCAACAATGTGCAACGTTATCACCATAACCAAAAGTTTGAGTGCCTATTTGCAATATACCTGAAAAACCTTCATCTGGCTCATTACCTACGTTTAGTCCCATTACAGCATCTGCTGTGTTTCCATTACTTTGATTTAATGTTGTACTACTGTAATCTGTTCTTTGCACATAACCGTTATTTCTAGTACTACCATTTATCATAAACTGTAATCTTATATTAGTACCATCTGAAGAATTTTTTACTGAGTCAAAAACAAAAGCCCAAGCCGCATAGTTTGAATCAAGGGCTTGTTCTAAATAAGAAACTCCATCCATTTCATTGTGTGATAAAAGTTTCCAACCTAGATCAGGAGTTACCCAACTAGGTGTTCTACTTCCATTACTTACTAAATACTGTCCTGCAGTTCCAGTAATAGAGGGGGTAATTAATTTTTTACCACTTTGTTCTGTTATTACAACATCTGTTGCAGAAAGTGCTGTTCCTATCGGGTAATCTGTAACACCACTAACAATATCTCCACTAGGGGTTCCATAAAGATTACTTCCAATAGTTAATCCTGATTGTTGATCATTAACACCACCAGTAACAGTAATAGAACCTGTAGAACCACTTGAAATAGCTTCTTCTGCTATACCTATCCATTGATCTACATTTGAGTTAACCGTAAATTTAGCAGAAGCATAAATATATTGAGAACTACCTTTATACGCAGAAGTTATAAAAACTTTTCTAACAGGGTCATAAAGAGTTTCACCACCTTGTAGTGCTTCAGCACCAACAGCCACAACAGTACCATAACTCATGCTTGTACCACTTACTGTTACAGGTTGAGCATACCACTCTGATCCTGTAGAAGGATAATACCAAAATACAACAGTTCTAGCTGCTTCGGGATCATAGGCTGCATCTAAGCCTAGTACGGAAGTAAGAGTACTAATAGTATTTGTACTACCCACTGTTATAGTAGTACCACTTACACTAAGCACTGTACCTTGAGCATAAAATGTTCCTTCACCTTCTCTATAAAAGAATAGTGTTTTTCCAGAAGCTACATCATAAACTATAGCACTGGAGTAATCGTGATCAATTTTATTTGCATTAACCTGTACTTCAGTGCCGAAAGTACAAGTTGTTCCAGATACAGAAACACATACTGCTTCTAAACGATCACTACCCTCGTCTTCATAAACTACAACTATAACTTCTTCTACAGAATCGTAAGCAGTGTATATAGTTTCAGGGTCTGGTAAACTACCACTTAATGTTCCTTTAGTTCCTAATGAAACAGTTGATCCAGTAAAGGTAACAGTTCTAGCATTTAGATAATCACTTCTATTATAGACAACAACGGTTTTTTCTGCAGCTTCATCATAAACTAATGAAATGCCGCCTTTTACTGTACTGGTGTCTATAGCTACTGCAGTGTGTTCTAAAGTAATACTCATATTAGAAACAGAAAAAGTTACTATGCCATACTGATAAGCAAGTATCATTTTTCCTGATGGAGGATCATAAGTTACATCCCAAGAATTATAGATTGAAAAAAAGCCTGTATTTATAGTAACAGGAGTGCCATATTCAGTAGAGTAATCGTCATTTATTTTAACAACGGCTACCTTTAAATCATATGTTGAACCTTCATCAGCATACATTACAACAAACCTATCTTCAACAGGGTGATATGCTGTCTTAGACTTACCACGACCTGTAGATGAAGGATCAAAGTTTTTTGCTGTCTGACTTCCTGCTGTACCAAGAGAGGTACTATCTGTAACAGAGCTTACTGTACCGTTACTGTTTAATACAACAAGATCACCAGCAGAAATAGCCCCACTAGCTGTAAAGGTTTCTCCACCACCGCCAACAGCAATATCGCCACTGCCTAAAATACTTACGCCACCAACGGTTTTTAAACCACCGACATTTACCAGATTTGGGGTGTTATCTATGACGGTTGTACCGTTTATCTGTATAGCCATCTTCGTGTTTCTCCACTATTAGCCTTTAAGTTCCGCAACCTCTGCCTTGAGTTCATCAATCTGGGTTTGCTGTTCTTTGATTGCCTCTATAAGCAAGCCAACCATGTTACCGTATGCAACGTTCTTGAAGCCATCACTGTTCTCACGAACTGCCTCTGGTAATACCTTCTCAACGTCTTGAGCAATCACACCTGTGGCACGTTCTGTGAACTCTGGCTTCTTGGTGTGTTCTGTTTCTGGGAACGCATCGTTGTCCCAATCAAAAGTCACACCGTTGAGGGATTGCACCTTCTCTAGTGCATTATCTATGGGTTCAATGTTCTTCTTGTAACGGATGTCTGAGGTGCTGTTTACGTCACCTGTTATTGTACAGCCAGTGCTGCTTGTTTGTATCTTGCTAGACCCATCATAATAAAGTTGAGTTTCACCATTAAACGTATGACGTAAAGCCCAGTGATTATTGACATCATCATACAAACCCATGCCGCTGCTGTTATCATGCATGAACACAGCACGACCACCAATGCTGTAACCTTCCCAACCACCATGCGCCCCACCATCAATCTCAATAGAGCCATAGTTGCCAGAGACAGGACGGAAGTAGCCGTTACCACTGTCACCTAGACGTACACCTGTGGTGTTGACGGTAATTTCACTAGAGCCGCCTGTTTGAAGTGTAATAGTGTTAGTGCCAAAGAGTAGACGGGTGTCTGTGTCACCTTCGTGGTAAAGACTTCCAGCAAGGTATATATTATCTACGGCGTTGATATTACCATCTACATTTACACCGCCATTATTAGTATTAAAAACTGATGTTCCATCATAGTACAAACTTGCGTATGGGGCAGCATTAGATGAAACAAAGGCAGCTATAGTGTGATTGACACCAGACGTATCCTCACCTTGGATGTAGATGTTGCCGTTGGCGTGGTTGTAATTTCTAAGATAATTGTTTGTACCATCGTGCCAAATACGGAAATCAGTACTAGACCCAAAGTATAAACTATCGTTATCACTCATCTTGGCATAGTTACTACCCCATTCCATAACCTCTGCACCAGCACAAACTATTCGTGCTTGGTTTGCGTTATGGAACTGGAAGTAAGTGTCAGTGTCACCCGTGCTAATGATTTGGTCATCTACATAAAGATCAGTAACACTAGGCGCACTAAACGTGGGGCTTGATGTCGTGAGTACAGCTTGGTTTAGATAACTAGCAAACTGGTTGCCATCCCATAAGTCAGCATCTAGGCCAGAGCCAGAGCCGTCGTTGCCAGCATGCCAGATTGAGTGCGCACTATTTCCAACAGTAGGCCATTGATCGGGGTAAACGGTTATTGCGTAAACAGAATTATTACCACCACCCCTAATATGAACATCATTACCGCTTTTTGCAGAAATATATGTATTGCCATCGCTTGTGCCGCTGATGATCATATAGTCCGTAGTGCCTGTCATAAATGACGTTTTCATACCTACAAAATTCGTGCCTGTAGAATATGCATCATCCCCCATTATAAGGGTGCCGCCGTCAGCTTTGAGGTTTTCACTAACGGTTAAGTCACCTGTCATTGTATCCGATTGATCACTACGCAAAAAGCTACTTGCCTGAATACCGTCAACGGTGTCAGCATCTAGGCCACTGCCAGAACCGTCAACAGTCTTGATAGCTGTAAGTATTTCACTGGCAGTCTGATCAGCAGTTGCACCTGTTTCAATTCCATTGAGCTTCGTATGGTCTGCATCTGTAAATACGTTACTGTCAGTCGCACTTTCTACAAGAGTACGTATTTCAGCAGCAGTCTGATCGGCAGTAGCATTTGTTTCACCAGTATAACCAAGGTTAGCTAATGTTAAGTTACGTGTAGCTAAATTAGTAACGTGACCATATGTATCAACATCAATATCAGATACTACAGCAGCACCAGTTAATGCTGTTAAAGATGCTTGACTTGAAGTGTCTGTGTGACTAAATACTGTACCATTAAGGTCTAACCCTGTACCTGCAGTATAAACAGCAGTAGCTGCAACCTGAGTAAATGTAATGTTAGTTGTACCAAAGGTAATAGCACCCTCAGTGTTCATCACATATAGTTCACCTGCACCTGCTGCACCTTCAAGTACAAAGAATGCATCACCTTGTCCTAGTGCATCAGGATCAGAAGCACCATAACTATCTGCATCAGTAGCACGAGTAAGTACCCAGTTAGTACTTGCAGAGCCTACGTTAGTAACAGTGTATACACCATTCTGTGTAGCATCAGTTTGTTCATAGATAAGTACACGATCATTAAGTAATAAAGCAACACCATCTATTGTTAGTGCAGCTTGTGTACTGTTATTAGTTAGTGTAGCACCTACACCTGAAGTACCGTTATTATATGTAGCACTTAGGTTACCTTCTTGCTCAACACGTACAGGATCGTGATAATGCAAACCTGCTGCAGCAATAGTGTCTACATACTGCTTTGTTGCTGAATGTAGATTAGCTGTTGGATCACCATCAAGAGTAATCTTACCTGTCATAGTGCCGCCTGACTTCATCAGAGCACCTGCAGCAGATACATTAGTTGCATCAGTTACGTCAGCACTAGCTTCTATGCCATCTAGTTTAGTCTTGTCACCATTAGCAAAAGCCCCTTCTGATGGGGGCTGTTGAATGTCATCTGATGTTGCAGTGAGAAAGACTATAGCACTACTTGATAAGTCTAGTAACGAACCTGTAGAGCTTTCAACAAGTGTTCTTGAAAGTGTAGTACCACTACTTGTATAAGTACCTGTTCCTATCTCCCAAGCATCACCGTCTTCTACCGTGTAACTTACTGTATCACTATTAGATACACCACCAGCAGCAAAGGTTTGATACCCTGTCTCTGCAGTACCTAATGTTATTGTGCCAGTGCTAGGTGTGCCTGACACATTCATTTTTACACGGTTGGCTAAAGTAACCATTAGTTATACCCTTTATTCAATACGAATAATTGCGTTTGTTTCGTCAACACTACCAGTGCTTGGTGGGAATTGAATAGTAAAGTTACCGTTACTTGCAGTCTGTGTACCACCAAAGTCAATTACACAGATAGCTTCGTTTGCTACAGATGAGTTATAAATAATACAGCCACTAGCAGATAATGATACACTGCTAAAAACTTCATCTGCAATATCTACAAAAGCTTTTCCATTTGCACTTGAAATAGTAACACTATCTAGTGCTTGACCGCCTGTAGTATAGTTTGTACCTGAAGTACCAACTTCATCAGAGTTACCTGTAACATCTGAATAGTTAGTTGTAGACGCACCATATGTACCTGTATGAGTTGCGTCAATAAGTGCAACTTTAAGAACGTGAGTATCCAAATCGTGAATACCACCAAGAAGTTCTTGTTTAAAGCTTGTGCACATTGCTGTTGTGATAGCCATGTTTTGAATCCTTTATAATAGCACAAAGGGGCCAGCACATAGGCCAGCCCCAAAGTTTATGATATTAAGCAGCGTTGTAACGTGCTGTGATAAGTGCCTCTGGGCGTAGAATCTTACGACCATATAGGTGCATACCACGAACGATGTCTGCAAATGAATCAGGGTCACGGTAGTTCTCAACTTTGTTGATTTGCTCCGCTGAAGCTACTGCTTCTTCCTGACCAGCTACGATAACACCGTAGTTAGTTGACTGTGCTGTTGTACCAGATGTACCTGCGCCAGTGCCTTTTGCTGGTAGGTTGTTAGACACATAAACACGGAAGCCGTGTAGGTTGTTCAACACCAAGCCATTCATTAGACCAGAGCCACCGAAGTCAGCGTTTAGTACACGTGAATCTTCGTCTTTCAGCATTTCAAGGAATACTGGATCAATTACAATCCAACGTCCACGTGAGTCAACACTCTGTGTATCCATCAAACGAGCCATACGAGCTACGACTGTTAGAGGAGATACAGTTGTTGCTGACAATGAGGTTGCACCTGGTAGGCGTGGTGCTAGAGGAACTGAGTCACCTGCTGTCGCAGTACCTGAGATAGTCAAGCTAGAGAAGTCAGTTGCGTCTAGGTGGTTCGCTGTTAGGAACTCGCCTGTTAGGTTACCTGCAGTGTCGTGCTGTGCATCACCAGATGTTGCAGTTGAATACTCACCTGCTGATGTGTGGCCTGACAAGTATTGCATCACGTCTGCGTCCATTGCGTCTGCCATTTTATATGCAGCACGATCAGCAGCTAGTGATACGTAATCAACGTTTGCGAACTGATCTTCGATGTCATCCATTTTGAATGCGAAGTAGTTAGCTTGGTCAATTGTCAATGAGAAGTCTTCATCGTTTAGCTTCTCAACAGAAATAGCTGTGTGACGCTGTAGAGCGTTAACAGTTACGTCTGGTTCTTTTTGAATACGAACAACATCGCCTTGGTTAGCGATCTCACCGAAGTAAGAGTTGTTTGTGATTGCGTTTGTGACAGCAGTTTTGCGTAGAGCAATCTGTGCCTGTTTGGAGTAGATTACTGGAGACCAGTTACCGTCAAAACCCCCAGATGCGGAAGTAATAGCCATAGTTAGTTTCCTTTCATAGATATGGCGTTAAAGTAACACTACATACCCACTGAAAGAGGCTCGTCATATTAGGGTGGTCAGCATTGCATTGAGGGTGGCCGCCCTGTCTGCGCTGGGCCTATACTTAGAGGTAGTTCTTTGATGTGGCTAGTGCTTAAAAAGCATACACACTTATTTTGTGTATATGCTATAGTTTTACTTATGACTTTAACTTTGTCAAGTTATTTCTTTGTCATATCGTAAATAAACTTACCAGAGCGCTGAGCTTCCATGATCTCGTCCATGCGCTTCTCGTATTCTTTAATAGACATCTTAGCTACTTGTGACTCACTAAGATACTTAGATGCTTCATCGTGTTCAGGAGTAGTGTTGCGTTTAGTCCTCACTGAAGACGCAGCACCCTTGTCATTACTTGATGTCTTTTTGCCTGTGATACCTTTGTCAACTTTATACAAGTCAATCACACGAGCTACAGACTTAGCATCTTCTACATTCTCGTACAAAGCATCTTGTACCCATTTAGGCTGTTCTTTAGCCCATTCATGGAATGTATCATCTGCACGAATGTCACCAAAGTCTGGATGTAGTGCAGCTAATTCAGCTTCAGCTTTTTCACGCTTAGCTGTGATGCGTAGCTCTTCGATCTCTTTAAGGCGAGTATCAAGTGATGCAGCTTTCTCGTCAGCTTTCTTTGTAGCAATGGCTTCTACGATACCTGCTACGTCTGGGTACTTCTTAGCCCAAGCTTCAATCTCGTCATCTGACTTGGGTAGTACAAGCTCATTCTTAGTGGCTGCTTCTAGTTGCTTCTCTAGTTTTTCTAGCTTAGATGCAACTTCCTTGTCTTTCTCTTGCATGTGGCGACGAAGATCACCGTAGCGTTGCTTAAATGTTTTCTCTTCAGCGCTTAAGTTTGTATCATCTTCTTCTTGTGCTTTGGTTTTAGCTGGCTTTTTCTCTTTTTGTTCAGATATACTTTCATCCTGAACTGAGGTGTCCTCAGAGCTTTTGCTATCGGGTTCACTATCGGTGGTTTCTTCCTGCGTTTCATCGTCCTGTACTACACCAGCTTTTTTCATAAGCTCACGTAGCTCTTCTTCATCTTTATTGATACGTGCTGCATTACGCATGTGCGCTGGGGAGTGCACCTCTACTTGTTCTACTTCAGCCATTGTTTACTCCTTATGTTGGGGCCAGTCAAGTTATAACTGGGTAGCCTTATAGTTATGTGGATTATTATTTTTCGTCTTCGTCATTACTGCTATTAAAAACAGTGGGTTCTGGTGGACCACTTGGTGTATAATCTTCAGTACCCCAACCAGAAGCTGCTTGTGCTGCTGCTGTAGCTTCTCTACTTGCTTCTGCTTGAGCTTGTATTGCTTCACTCCATGCCTTTGGATCGTCTGGGCTTACAGAGTTAACAAGGTTAGTTGCGTCTACCCACTTATTAAGAGAACCTTGTGCCCAATCTTTATCTGTTGAATATTCTTTAGGGTTTCTAGTATATTGTTTTCCTGTGTCAGCTAGATCAAAATCAAAGAAGTCTTTAAAGCGATCCATTAAGCCAAGACCTTCTGTTTTACTTTCATAAGTTTTCTTCCACTTATCTTTATCTTCTAGAAGTTCTTTCTGTGCTGTTAGTTTTTCTTTTAGATCAGTATCATCTGTTTGGTCTATTGCAGTATTAATACCTTTTAATAGATTATTTTTTTCTAATTGCTTAATGCCATAACTAGCAGCAACACCAGGAATAAGACCTAAACCTGTTGTAGTAGCGAGATCAAGTAAAGGTTTAGATGAATAGTAAGTATTTACTGCACCCTCTACAGATTGTGGATTGTTAAAGTCGATAGTTTTATCTTCTCTTCCTTTTTCAATCTCTTCTCTAGCACGTTGTGCTGAAGCAGCATCAAAGCCATCATCTTGTGGAGCCTGTGGTGCAACCTCTTCTTCAACCGCTTCACCTGCAGGGGAATAACCTTCAGGTATAACTGCCATAGGTTCATTGTTAAAGAAAGGAATACTAATAGTATTACCTGCAGCATTTACATATGAACGATATTCAAGACCGCCTGTTTCTTCTTCCTGTAAAAAATCAGGAACGTTTAAACCACCATCTTGGAATCCCATAAGACCACCATTAGCAGCACCTACCGTTTGTTCTTCCTGTGGGGCTTGAGCCATGATAACCATAAGGTCTTCATCAGAAATGCCAACGTCTTCTGCTTCTTCTTCGATAGGCTCACCACCAATACGACCATTAGCATCCATTTCAGCCAAGCCCATCTTAGCTTGTGCACGTAGGTCTTCAAAGAACTTAACACCATAGTAACGTAGAACATCAGCAGGGACAACATACTCACCCTCACTTAACATTGCAGGAATATCATCACGTACTTCTTCTGGTAGAGAACCAGGTGGTACTTCGTTGCCTGACACAGGGTCTACCTCTACATCACCGCCTAGAGCATAACCTCGTGTAGACTTAAATACCGCATTCATT